GGAATTGGCATTATGGAAGTTTGCATATGGATATTACAACAGGGAGCTATAAATGTCATATAAATTCAAGAATAAGCGTAGATAATCCAGAATTTATAGAAGTAGACAGAGAAACAGTAGGACAAATGACAGATAGCAACGATATAGATGGGAACCCGATATGGGAAGGCGACTTAGTTACTCAAAAGTCAGTTCTTATTGGTGATAATGAAAATATTGATTTTACTGGTTATGTTAAGTTTTCTGAGGGGCAATGGTTAATAGACAATGCAGAGACTGCAATCCCACTTTGGAGTGAACATAGGGAAAATAAAATTATAGAATAGTCACAATTCAAAAATATTAGGTACATTATAGGTATATATCTAGGCACTTTTATACCTATAGTGTACTAGAGTAATAAAACGGTAATACAGGGGGTCAATATGAAAATTAATGATATTTTAAAAGAAGAAAATATATTAAAAGAATATATAGTAACAAGCAAAACAAGGGAATGGTTGCAATGGAAACATTGGACACTTATTGAAGATGGTGCAATACAAAACAAAGATGGATATTTATTAGAAGAATGTTTTTCTTTATGGGAAATAGTACACGAATTAGATTTCAAAGAAATGGAGCACTAGAATGAAAGAATGTGTAATATGTGGGCGACCTAACTCGGAAGAACACCACGTAATATATAGGTCAGAATGTAGAGCATTAATTAAATGTAAAAAGAACTTAGTTTATCTTTGCCCAGTTCATCATAGGGAAAAGTTTGGGGTACACGGAAAATGTGGAAAAGAATTAAATAGAAAATTAAAGTTAGAATTTCAAAATTGGTTAGAAGAAACATTTATTAAAGAGTTTTATAGCATGGAAAAAATAAAGGACAAGCTAGGAATATCTACAAATGCGGTTAAAAGCCTATCTAAGTTAATAAGACAGAAGAATAGTGTATTTGATAGAGAAGATATAATAATCGCTTGCATGGGCGGTAAAAGAGTTTTATAAAGGGGGAATTAAGTTGAGCAATAAAGAAAGAGCAGAGAAAACTTATATATTGCTTCAGCAAAGGAAAAGAGATAGAGAAAGAATAAAAAGAACGGATTACATGGATCACATAATACACAACATGGATAGGGTGCTAAAAAAGAATTATGGAAGGAAAGTAAAACAGATATGAAGATAGTTATACCTGGGGAACTTCCAGACTTGAATAAAATAATAGATGTATCTAAAAAACATTATATGCAATATAGCAATTTAAAGAAAAGCAATACGGACCTAGTAGCGTTTATAGCAAAAGGAAAAGGAAGGTTTAAAAGAATTGATTTAGATATTATATGGTATTGCAAAAATAAAAGAAAAGATAAAGACAATATAGCAGCAGGTATTAAATTTATATTAGATGGGCTAGTTAAAGCTAAAATTATAGAAAATGATGGTTGGAAAGAAATAAATAATTTTACACATAAATTTGAAGTGGATAAAGAAAATCCAAGGATTGAAGTAGAAATAATGGAGGCGTAGGGATGAAAGAAATTAAATTTAGAGCATGGGATAAAGTACCTTATTTTGATGATGAAGAACCTAAAAGGGAAATGATTTATTTTCACTTATACGAAACCAGAAAAATTGAAAATTTAAGTCTTGAAGCTGTAGAAATGCAATATACAGGTTTAAAAGACATAAGTGATAAGGAAATATATGAAGGAGATATATTACAAGGTGGATATGTAAACAAATTAACAGGAGGATTTGAAAGCAGGTTATATATAGTTGAGTTCGAGAAAGGCACTTTTAAAGGGAAATTAATAGGTGAATCTCCTTATGGAGATACATGGCTTAATTTTCTAAATAAAAAAAGTTATGTGATAGGGAATATATACGAAAATTCTCAATTAACGGAGGTATAAAAATGAGAGAAATTAAGTTTAGATTTTGGGACAATATTATAAATAATATGTATTACGGAGAAGAAGTAAGCAAAAGCAAAAATGAACTAAGACATAATTGGTATTGCATAACTAAAGAAAAAGGCTTAATGGTTGGGAATGTAGGCCCAAGTGGTATGGATAATTACGACTTAATTATAATGCAATATACAGGATTAAAAGATAAAAACGGTGTTGAGATTTATGAGGGCGATATAGTAAAAATAGTTAGTAAAGTTACAGGATTGTTTACAAAAGGGAAAGTTGTACAAGGATATGGCTGTTTTTTAGTTCAATACGATTGGAATACTCATTTATTATGTGAATTTCACAATATAGAAGTTATAGGGAATATATATGAGAATCCAGAGTTAGCAGGTGATTAAATGGAGCTACAGAAACTAACAAAAGCTATATGGGACACTAGTAGAAGAATAGAAGACGGTGTTAATACTTTAGCTAAGAAAGCTAAAGAGTATGCAGAAGCTGAAAAGGAATATAGGTTGGCTTTAGGAAAAGAGATTTTAATACTAAGAGACCAGAAAGTACAAGCTACTTTGATACCAGATATAGCACGAGGGAATACGGCAGAATTGAAGTTTAGAAGGGATTTAGCAGAAGCGACTTATAAGACATGTAAGGAAATGTTGCAAGGATTACAAGCTGAATTGAGTGGTTACCAGAGCATTTTAAGAATCCAGCAAGATATTTAAGGGGGTAAATATGGAAATAGGGATTTTAAGAGCTACTACTATACCATACGATAAATTTAAAGAAAAGATTAGATTAACACAAAAGTATGAGAAAGATTACAAAATAGAAGTTATAGATGGATTTTTATGTATGGTTAGGAGGAATTAATATGGGAAGAAAAAGGAAACCAGTGGATTGGAAAGCATATGAAAAGCTTAAAGAAAAAAAGTTAACAGATTTACAGATAGCAATTCGTATGAAAATGTCACAAGGCCAGTTAGCGAAACAAAAAAAGATTAGGCGAGAAGGCGGTGTTCCTTATGATTTGCGCGATAGCCTATAGTATAATTATTATAGGGATTACAATAGGTTTAGCAGTTAAAAAAGTAAAGAAAGAACCTAGAATAATATGCGGATATAACTGCAAGACCTGCAAGGAAAAAGATGTGTGTGGCATAAGGGGGGAACATGAAAATTTTAAATAAAATATCTGATTATATCTGGACAGGGTTTAATATTAATTTTATAGTTTTAGTTATTAAAATAAGATTTGCTATAACAAAAATATATAGTTGGAAAGTAAGTATATTTACAGATTTAATATGTTTTATATTAATAGGAATAGCATTTAGATTGCTAGTAAAACAGTTAATAAAAATAACTTATGAAGTCGGGAGTGAATAAAATGAATTTTATAAGTATAGAAGAATTTTTAAAACAATCTAAAAAAGTACAAAATGTTTTATTAGAATGGTGGAATAATATACCTAAAAATAAAAGGGTTTACGATTTAGCAATAATTAAAAATAGTGATATGGCTGAAATAGTATGGTATTATCCATCTGGAGTATGGAAAGATTTAATACCACTTTTACAAATGCATCAACTAATTGATTTTATAGAAGAAAAAACAAACGAAAAATTTAAATTGGATTATGATGTAAGAAATGGTTATAATATTTGTTTTTATAATCGTGATGATATCTGGACATACAAACATGATTTGTTACAAGCATTATGGAAAGCAACAATTAAAATAGCAGAGGAGGCGTTAAATGAATAAAGAAACCTTTAAAAAGACAGAAAGAATGTTATATGTTTATTATAGAAATCTAAAGGAAATAGAAAAACTTAGTTATATGTGTTGTAGATTAGAACAACAAAAAGAAAAAATTAAAAGAGATATAGAGGAAACCAATATAGACCTAGAAGAAGAAAGCATATCGATAAGCTATTCAGAGAGAGTCCAAACCTCAAGCGTTACAAGCCATTGCGATCGTGAAATAGAAAGACAAATTACCAAATTGAAAAATGAGTGGAAGTTAATAAGAAAAAAGATATTAAAGAATAGAGCTAAAATAAGGCAATTAGAAAGAGAGATAGCTTCTATTAATTATAACATTAGTATGTTAAGTGAGGAAGCTAAAGAGTTTGTAAAGCTTAAATATAAAGAGCATAGAAGTGTACCATGTATAGCTGAAATGATGTATGCAGGTGCTAGAGCAACAGCGTATAGAAAGAGAGAAGAAATTTTAGAGAATATAAATCATTTTGATAAAGTTATTAGTTAATTTGGTTATATTAAGTACAACAAAATAGGTGTAGAAACAAAACTTCTACACCTAAACTGTACTAGAGTATTAATAAAGTAATATGGAGGTTCTTATGGATAATGAAACAATGGTAAATCACCCTAAGCATTATAATAGTGGAAAATTTGAGGCTATAGATGTAATAGAAGATTGGAATTTAAACTTTAATTTAGGAAATGCAATTAAGTATATAGCTAGAGCAGAACACAAAGGAAATAAGAAAGAGGACTTAGAAAAGGCAGTTTGGTATTTAGAAAGAGAAATAAGTAAGGCAATTTATGAGGAGGATAAATAAATGGATATAAATGAAATAGCTAAGGAAATGACTAGAGAAGAGTTTTTAGAAAGTGATTATATTTTTGAAAAAGATAATGAAGATTGTTTTATAAGTTATAAATGCACTAAAAATGAGCTAGTAATAAACAACATAGAAAAACTTGAATGTGAAAAAAATTTACCATTTAGCTGTGAAAAGTGTTGGAGAAATGCTATTAAAGATATTAAATTTAAAGGGGAAGATAATATGGAATTTGATTGGGAAGGATTTAAAAATAATAAATTTGTAGTATTATGTGATACTGAAGAAAAAGCAAATGATTTTTTAAAGGAGTGTGATAAAAGAGGATTAAGCTGGAGTGATGGAAAATCAGCAGAAAATTATATATATTATAAAGATTATGATACTTGCTATACTTATAATTTTAATAATTGTGAACATCTTCAATATAGCAGTAAGAGTTTTTATTTAGATAACGGATATAAAATTATAGAATGGGAAATAGAAAATAAAATAGATTATGATAGAGAATATAATATTATGGAAATTATGGAATTTGAAGAAGGTACAGAATTTACTTTAGATGATAGATACATTTGCAAAGTTGAAGATGGATATTTAAAAATAAAAGATGGTACTGGAAGTTGGATTATTGAACATTTAGCAAAAGGAATAATAAACGCTAAATTCAAATTAGTTAAAAAAGATAAAAAAGTAGATTTTATGGAAGCTATACAAGCATATGGGAAAACAGTTTATTGTATTTGGAGAGATAAAAACGACAAAATGCTTAAAACATTTTATGAGATAAAAAGTAATGTATCAGAAATTCTTGATACTAATGATAGTGCTATGTGTTCAGAAGAAATATTAAACGG